ATTCCAATTAAGATCAGACAATTGTTTTGCTAAATCAAAACCTATCATGTCACAACGTGTAGAAATCTGAGAGAACTCCCACCACATCTCATAAAAGGGTGAGTCAACTACGGTCTGCCATATACATGCACATACAGGACTAGAATAGTCTTTGAATTTATAACCCATATCCTTTGCTGTTTGAGTTATCTTTATAACATCCTCTGCACTATTGAATGCACCTATATAACCTTCAATAATTTCTTCATAATAAGTAAAACCTTTTGGATGTCTTAGGTGAGTGCGAGGAAACATTCCTTTAGATTTTTCCACCCACTCTTTTGTCATCACATAACAACCGTCAATCCATACCACATCAGTTCCAATTGGAAAGAGTTTATCTATTCTTATCTTAGGGTACAAAGCAAGTCTTAGAGGACACTCATGTTCTATTGGTATTTCTCTAAACTCCCATGCCCCCTTATGAGCAATAGTTCCATCAGTGTAACAGATGTATTGAACATCAGGATCATAGTAATGATCATCAGGTATTTCATCATACCCATTTGTGATACAAGTTATAACAATCATGATGGTGGCCACTTAGGATGAATAACATTATTGTTTATGAATCCTTGATGATTATAAGTTGCATATAGTTTAGGATGCATACCAGTAATTTTTCTTATTTCATTTAGCATCCTATCTCTCTCCTTATATTGCTCCATGTGACCTGCCTGTGGATGTCTTTTTCTTCTGTATTTTTTACCACCCGTACCAAATACAACACCAACAGCACCTGCTTTAGTGCAGTCATCAGGATCTAACCACCCATCTTCAATGTATTCTACTTTTGTATTTGTATATTGTCTTGCCCCATCAAACGATAACTGATCTCTATTAGGTCCTATCAATGACCACTCCCACCATAAATCATGAAATCTTATCATGTCTTCAGATAGAACTCTCCATATAGAACCAAGCACAGGACTAGAATACTTGAAAAAATTGAAACCTTTATCTTTCAAAAATTTTGTGATTGTAATTTGATCTTCAAAAGTATTCATTGATGCAAGAAATCCTTCTAGTATTTCATCCATGTAAGAAAATTTCTCATAATGTCTCATGATAGTGAGAGGACTTTGTGATAATATTTTCTTTGACTCCTCCACAAACTTCTTAGTCATGATATAACATCCATCAATCCATACTGTTTTACTTCCCATTGGAAAAATTTTATGTGGATTTATCTTTGGGTAAGCAGACAATCTTCTTGGGCACTCATGCTCTGCAGGTATATCTCTGAACTCCCACGGTTCTTTTTGTTCTATTGTGCCATCAGTAAAACAAATATATTTTACGTCAGGATCATAGTAATTTTCATCTGGCAATTCATCATAACCATTAGTAATACAAGTGTATATTATCATATGCCATTAATTATTTCCAACACAGGGTCATTCTTGGTAAAGTATTTTGATCTATCACCAAGTATAAGTTGTCCAGTCTCCTTCAATCTTGCTGCACGATACCTCATAGTTTTATTGAGACCTGTGATCCTAGATAATTTATCTACCAAATGACTTGGGTCTCCTCCCTCACAATATTTGTAATCACCAGTCCTATTTTTCCACCACACACCATCAGGTTCTGCATCTGTAAATCTATTCAAGAAAGATCTTGCATCATCGGTATTATATTTTACTTTTGTATGCTGTAATGCCACAGAGAATGCCAATTGATCTCTCACTCCTCCTTTCATATACCATTTCCACCATGTATTATTGAAATGTAATTGATTTTTTCTAATCAAAATTGTGCACATTGGAGAAAAAAATTTATTGAATTTGTATCCAGATTCTTTTATCTCATTAGTAAAATTTATAAGTGTTTCTTCATCAACCCAACCTCTACTATAATACTCTGCACATTCCTCTAGATATGTGTGTTTATGTGGGTGCTGCATCACAAAAAAATCTGTCTCATTTAGTGATGCTTCACATAAACCTACGAAACTATCATTGAGTAAGTGAAGTCTTGATGCATCTACGTAAACACTCTCCTCAAATGGGCAATTTATCTTATGATATCTTGACAGTCTTATGGGATCTTTTATATTGGTTGGATTAGGTAAAGACTTCCATGGTGCTGGTGGATTATCTACACCAAAAACATAATACTCTGCACCGTTTGGCATGTGAGTAGGGAGAGAAACATAATTATTTGTGAGACAGGTATAGATTATCATACTGCTGCCTTCAATATCCTACGAGCATTTCTAGTAAATTCTTTTTCATTTTCATTCATAGTAAATTCATATGACTTATCATATGGTTTACTTCTTGTGCTTCTCGATAAATCCACTTGCAAAGGAACTCTTGGTAGACGTTTATTGTAGACTAAGTATTCTGCAATTGCACTTGTTACTTGACAACCATGAAACAATTCATAGTCAACGTACCATCTCCAATACTCTTCGTTCCATTCCGTAACTTTACTAGAAGGATTTCTCCATAAACAACAGTTTATAGTATGATCAAAAAATGATGGTTTGAACCCAGTCTTTCCAAGATCAGCACAAAATTTATATAATCTCTCCTCTGGTACAAAACCCCACCTGTATAATTTTAGTAGTTCTTGTAATAAAGTTCTCTTATCTGGATGATGCATCAGAGTAATCTCATTTTCCTCAAGAAACATCTTAGAATTTTCCACAAATTCTTTGGTCATGGTATAACATCCATCAATCCATACATGTGGTTCATCAAAAAATAAATGTGATAAGCATCTTGTATGATAGGCATTCAAAACAGGATGGTCATACTTACAATCTAACTTTATAAATTCCCAACTACCTTTCTCTTCTACAGGTTTATCATAAAACATCACATACTTTACATCCCCATCATAATAATGATCGGGGATGTTGTCGTAATGATTGATATTTGTAGTAAAGATTATCATCTATTGGGTGCTTCTCTATTGAACCAACCAGTTGCTATGTACTTATCAATGTCTCCTGTAAGAAATCCACCCCTATGCATATGTGTGTATGCTGCTGGCCAAAAAACAATTGTGCCCTTTGTAGGTCTTAGTGAAAGTTTCTGATAAAGGAACTCTGTTGCCCCTCCATTCTCTATAGGTATGTCATTCAAATATATCATCCATGTCAATACTCTATCTCTGTATAAAAAGGTACTGTCTTCACAATGCCATACATGGTATCCTCCGCCAGGTGGAGTCTTCTGTATCTTATATGTCCATGAGGATAAAGGATCTCCGTCAGTCACTCCCTTATATTCTTTTGTATAGATTTGGAAACAGTCACCTAACCACTGAGCAAGAGTAAGTGCTGATGCCTCATCATGAACCTCTAAAAATAATTGAGTATCTTTCCTACCCAATTGACCATTTGCAAATTGAGTTGTGCCATCCATACCTGAGTTCAATGTTGCAACAACATCTTGACCATTTGTATCAGTCGCTAATACTTCTTCATGAAATGCTTCTTTAGGAATATATTTTTTCTTATGCCAAAATTCAAAAGTGTTTATGACTGCATCACATATATGATCTGGAACAGCATTCTTGAAAATACCGATATGATCCTTTACCTCCATCTCCAATTCTCTATTCTCAGGTGGTGCTGATATAGGTGTTTTATTATCTTCTGGAAGCACGACTTCAGGCATTTTTTAGTTCCTCTTTTGCTTGATTTAGGTATACAGATGGTGGTATTCTACCACAGTACTCGTCTAGTTGCATGACTTCTTCAACTTTTACATCAGCACCATTCTCCCTCCAAAAATCGGAGAGAGCATTGTTACTACTCTTATGGAAGATGTCAATGTGTTCTTCATGGATAGCAGATCCCATATCCAATCTGTAATTGAATAGGGGAGTGGAGTATGATTTTCCACTGTCAAGAATCAAGTCTTCGGAGACTGCTCTTGGTCTGATGTTTTGGTCGATCTTCCACTGCGATCCTCTCTGGTGAAGTTTGAGAAGTTTACTTGCATGATGACGAGTAATAAGGTAGCAAGCAGCAGAAAAGTCATTTATAAATCTATGATGTAGTTTTAAGGTTATACCATTAGGATTTATAATTGTCAATTGTAAGCAATCAAAATTTATAGGCAGTCTTTTTCTTACTTCTTTGTATGTAAAACTCCAATGTTTTGCAGTATCTAAATCAACATCATCCTCCATGATGATTACCTCATCAAGGTCAGTCTCCTCTACAAAATATTTGATGGCATTCATGTGTGACATGACACAAGCACACTCTCCTGAGTTCATATTATCAGGGACAGTGCCTCTCAAATATTCTTCATACTCTATACCATCAACGCCTGAGATACGATGATGGTCAAGAAGTTCCCAATGTTTGAACTGCTGCTCCATGTAGGTTTTCCGATCAGGAAACCTATCAAGATTGATCCACAATACTTTAGGAAAACCTGCTAGTTTATGTGCAGATTTATTCTTATCACGTAACTGGGATAGCTTTTCTGAGTTTTGCATAACTGACATGATCATAATAAACTTGGAGTTCTTGCTTGTTACAAGACTTGAGTTTCTTCCATAGTTTTCTGTTGTCCTCTATGTGAGGATTATTAAACCATGAATTTGAACTTCTCTTATGTTCTAGATGAAATATATTCTCATCTATTCTAGCAACATTTGACAACATAGCAAACCTATAATGTCTTTCGTCATCCTCATATCCATATGCTACGAATCCCTCATTTTCACCACCCAATCTCTTATACTCTTCTGTATCAAACCATTGACAGAATCCATACTTGGCATCATAAGATCTCCATTTTTTGAATACTTCAAACTTGAAGTAATTATTCAAAAATTCTGTGACTTCCTCATCATTTGTATAAATCTGTGCTTGATACGTTCCATTACCATAAGGGTAAACAAGTTTAGGATAGAATGTGTCACCATCTTCTCTCGTATATCCATTCCTTATGAGATTAGTAGCATAAGCATAACTTGCTTTAGGTAAAAGAATATCACTATCATAATTTACCACAATTGGTGTCTCCACCATCCAGAGCATGTCATTTAGTATTTTAGTTCTATGGAAGGTAAACTCATCTGACTGCTCAAATATGTGGGTGAGTCCTTCCAACTGAAAATCTTCGAGTGCAGCCTCCAACATAGGCATGGCACACTTTTCAAATTCAGAATGCTTATCAACTTCTTTTACTATGACATTTGTATCAAAGTTTCTAAGAAGGTATATGAGAACTGTAACTATGTTTCTCAACCTATCTTCTGTTTCAATACGAAGAGGTATAATAAAAGTTACATCTTTAAGATCCCATCGTGATCTTACTACCACTTCATCAAGAACGTCAGTTCTTTCTGGATCAACTATCATATCTGTCGATATGGTTGATACCATTTCTTCGGCTTCTTTTGAAACCTGCTCCTCACTTGACATTAAATTACCTCCCAGTTACTACAATACAAATCGGATGTGTCATGAGCAGAAGTGTATCCTGTTCCGAACCACTTCTTTGGTGCGATTATTCTCTTGTCTGGATTTTCTGACAACCAAGAACCCCACCAAGAGAATGAGGAATTGGCGATAATAAAATCACTGCACATGGACATCATGCACAGGTCTGTAAGATTGTCACCACCTTCTGAGACAAGGAACCTGTCATCAGGGAACTCAGTACTACACCATTTAGGAT